ATTGAGGACTTGAACACTCGATAGGATAGGGTTTTATAGGTGGTTTTAGGGTTTAGGAAAGTTTCGTGAGGTAATTTTCCCAAGCCGTTCAAGCTAAAGCTACCTATAAAGCCCTTTTTTATTGTCAATCCCATTCGTACTCCAAACGATATAAAGCACTTAAATGGGTGGCGTGGAATAGAACATGGGCTGGTTTACACCTGACAGCAAGCCCCGTAGCGTTGAGTGGCGACTACACAAGATACAAGGACAATGGTGACAGACAACCTTGTAATCGAATGAACACTACCTTTGGGAGCATTAGTTCAAGTACAACTTCTTGAATGGATGAAGGCTTATCACCTTTGGGCAACCTATGGGCAAAAATACAACACATAGGGAAAACACCTATAAAATAATAGATAAGATTAAGCCTACTTAACATATACTTTCAACATGATAGAAAATTTGATGTTGATTTTCTCTGTTGGAATCTTTGCCATATTGGGCATGGTTATGTTTGTTATGGCTTTAATCTTTTATTGGGTGAAATGATGACTTGGAACTTACGCTTAGTTAATATGAGTAATTCATACGAGGATTACTTTGAGATTCGTGAAGTGTATTACGACACGATGGGAAAGCCGATTGGACACAGCAAGGCGGCTATTGGTGGCGAGGACAGGCTAGAAGTAGACCGATACATTGAACTAGCTAAACTTGCTTTGGATAAACCTATTTTAAAGTTTGCAAATAATGAAGATACAAGTACAGATTACGAAAGAGCATGAAGATGGATCTGCCGATGCTCAAGTTAATTTTGACAAAGCAGGACTTGAGTGCCTTGTCCAGCACGGACTTATCAGTTTGCTTACCCAAGCAATTGATGTCTACAAAGTTAAACCCGAAGGTGATGAAGCACTTATTCAACGAGCAAAAGACATCATCCACGATTTTATTGAAAAAGATAAACAACTAATTAAGGATCATTATGAGCCCCTATTTACAGGAAATATTGCACCAAATCAGCGTAAGACTGACAGACCTAGAAGCAAAAAACAAGATGCTTGAAGCTGAATGTGCGGCATTAAGAGAGCAGGTTGGGGAACATGATCGAAACTTTAGTTAAACCCCAGCCTTTAGACAACGACATTGCTGTAATGAAGATATTACAGTTAATGGGTCAGTTGACCTTAAACGACATTGAGTATATTTACAAGATAGCTTCTAAAGTCCACGACATCATTGAAAGAACAGAATGAGTTTTGCTATTTTCTATGGTTTGTATCCCCGTAAAATGGCTCGCAAAGACGCTGAAAAGGCTTGGAACAAGCTAACCCATACAGAGCAAGCAGAGTGCCTTGAAGCCATGCCTAATTACCTTAAATACTGGAAGATCAAGGAAACAGCAAAAGATTACATTCCATACCCTGCGTCATTTTTGAACGCTCAACGGTGGACTGATGAGATTGACATTAAACCAATACAAAATAAGAAACCTGAGTTACCTTGGTACTCCAGCGAAGAATTGACAAAAGCTAAAGCCCAAGAGGTCGGTTGCCCTGCTTATGCTGGTGAGGGTTGGCAACAATGGCGAGCACGGATTAGTCAGAAGATAAAGCAACTTGAAGAACAACTCTGATAATTATTTGGTTGAGTGGTATATAGCAGTTGCAAAACGCAGGGGATGGCCTGAAGTTGTCAGATTATTGGCCCAATACCCTGAAAAAGAAGAACGCATAAAAATGCTGATAAAGAAAAGATTAGGAAAATGAGAGACATAGACCCCAATAAATGTATAGACTTTATTCTTGAAAACGCAGGTAAGTACGCACAAGCTAAAGGTGAATTAGCCCAGCTTGAAACCTTTAAGAGTTCACTTAAATCCATTATGATGAAGAAGTCAGGTGAGCAAACTATCGGAGCACAAGAGCGTGAAGCCTACGCCAGCCAAGAGTACCAAGACTTATGCAAATCTATTGGCACGGCCACAGAAAACGCTGAAAAGCTAAAGTGGGAACTTGAAGCCGCTAGACTTAGACACGCTACATGGCAAACCCTAGAAGTATCTAACCGTACACAAGATCGGATATTGAAATGACAACCCTTAAATTAACCGAAGAATTTTTAATCCTTAAACTATTTTGCAAGATGTATGAGGATGCCTTAAACCGCAAGGACTATACACAAATGCTGGAATTAAGCGTTGACATTGCAGAATCAGGCGAAAAGCTGGAGCAAATGACCGTAGACCACATCAATGGCAAGTAGGCTTGAGAAAGAAAAATATCGCAAAATCGCTGAACTGGGATGCTCATTATGTAGGCATCAAGGCAATGAAGGAACGCCAGCGGAACTACATCACATTAGACGAGGTGGCGTACGAAGCCGCAGTCCAATTATTCCGCTTTGCACCTATCACCATCGAGGATCAAATACCAGTATTCACGGAATGGGTCGTAAACGGTTCGAGCAAGAATACGGAATCACGGAAGAACAGTTGTTGGAGAAAACGAAAAGTCTTATAAATGAGTAGCTGGCTAATCATCGTTACTGGTTTAATTTACTTTTACATTGGCATAGAACAGGGTGTAAAAGGCAACCTACCTATGGCTGTTGTGTACACAGGCTACGCTTTTTCTAATGTTGGTTTGTACATCATGGCTAAATAAAATGTGCAATATACGCTACATTTTTTATAAAATTATGTAAAAAGCATAAACCTGTATAAGATTCTTATAAATCTATATATGTATGTATCAATGTATATACATTGTATATACGCACAAACATTAAAGCTCTAGTGGATCAAACCCTAATTCGCTGGCTACCATCTTGCAACGGGTTCTAAACGGTTTTCCATGTTGCATCCATTTATCCCCTTTTTGTTTGTGAAAACTCATGTGTACGCACTCATGGGCAAGGGTGGTTAAAACGGTATAAAAGTGGCTACAACGCCCCGATGATATGGTAATGGTATGACTGTATTCCTCGCCCGTATCTAACAGATAAGTACCCATTACTTCAGGGTCGGGGGTAACAATAAATTCTATTTCTTCAGGCAATGGCATAGGCCATTTGGTAAACGGATAACAGCAATACAGGCTTGCATATAAGTTTTTTAATACTTCAGGATTTAATCTCATATAGTTCACCCCTAAAGAACACAAGCCCTTCATCTTCATTAATAACCTGCACTAATTCAGGTGGCATTAAATGACCGTTGACATAGGTAAGAACTGCAAATCCTGCTCTCCAGTTGACGCTTGAATCTTCATGGTACAAGAACTGCTCATCCTTAACTGCCGCCATCATTCCAGTATCGACACCGTATTTGTCGCCAGTATAATTAGTCCACGGAGTAATTTTCAGAGAGTGCAAATGGCCTGTAACCATTGACATTCCGCCTTTTAGCACATTGTTATATACCGCATGAATACCATTATGCCAACGGTGCTTGACCATTGTGTTGTTGTTAATCATTACAGACCAGCTATATGACCAGCCGTACAGGTGATCCGCAAGGCACATACCCTTGACACCTTCATACTGGGGTAAAACATTAGACAATTTGCCGTCAAAGCGTAAATCGTGATTACCAATGGTGCGGTGCAATATACATCCTGCTGGGCGTACAGCTTCAATGTCACCTAACCTAGCTTGGACTTCTTCTAATTCCTGTTGGACTGTTGGGTGGTCTTGATAACCTATCCTGTTGTGCTGGCTAATTACCGCAAAATCAAACAAATCCCCATTAAGGATAACCATGCTTGGCTTTAACTGTTTTACAAAATGTACAAAGGCTTTATGAGCCGTAGATATATATTTGGGGTTGTAATGACAATCTGATCCCACCATAACCACGCCATTTTTTAATTCGTATTCACAGCGTATTTTATTTTCAGGAATGGTAAATCTTGGAACGCCACGATTATTATTAGATTCAAGCACAATATCGTGTTTTTTTTCTATGTTTTTTCTTCTTAACATTACACTTCTAGGATCAATACCTAATATCCTAGCTACCGTTGTAGGAGATCGATGTTCTTTATACAATGCGATAAACTCTTGCTCACTACACGCTGGCTTGGTCATACCACACCTTTATAATGGTAAAGTTAGCTAATACTAATCTATTTTAATTGAAAATCAATGACATACGCACGAATTGATACAAACCACAAAGAGATAGTGGCCGCATTAAGACAAGCTGGTGCTACTGTGGTGTCACTTGCCGAAATGAAACACGGTTGCCCTGATTTATTAGTGGGATACCAAAATGAAACGCTATTAATGGAAATCAAAAAAGATTCAAAAGCCAAGTTCACGCCCGACCAAATAGAGTTTATGGGTAAGTGGAAAGGCGGTGCAGTAAGCCGTGTAGATAGCGTTGATGCCGCAATAAGAGCACTAGGTATTACTAGAAAAGTGTTATAAAATAGATTAAAAGGAGCGTTTTATGGACAAATCAATGGCATTATTCCTAGCAACATTGCTACATTCGGGGACTAATACCCATTTTTTCCATTGGGCTACCAAATCCTACGCTAAACACAAGGCATTAGGACACTTTTACGAGAACATTATTGAACTGACCGACCAGTTAGCTGAAGCCTATTTTGGTTGCTACGGGCAGATTACTGAATTCCCTGCTACCTATCACCAGCCGAAAGAACCTTTAGCCTACTTACAGTCCCTACAAAGATTTGTAAAAGAAGCACGGGCAGACCTGCCAACAGACACAGAAATCTGTCAGCTTATTGACAATATCGCCCAAGAGATTGACACAACCATTTACTTGCTTAAATTTAAGGCATAACCGTGGATTACAGCAACCCAAAATCGTTTAATTTGCCCGAAGGTGAAGCGGATGAGGGTTATAAACTTGCCCAAATGCTACGCAATATACAGTTAAGCGGTATGGGAGTTGATGTAGGTAAAGCTGGAACAATGATGCAAGGTCGTGCTGGTTACCAGTTTGATCCTAATGAATCAGGCAATAGTTTAGGTGTAGGTGTATCAGGACAGCGTTTTTCTAACAATAGATATAACATTCCTGCCGTAATAAATGGGGTTGATGTTAGCTATGGTGGCCCTGACCAAAGCATTTCTGCTGGTTATTACCCGAACAAGTCGCAATTTATGGGTGAGCCAATGGGTAAAGGTGGCGTTAGCTTAATGTACAGAAAATCATTTGATTAAGGATTAATCATGCCGTTGGACAAATCAGGAACAGCCGCATCAGTCGGCAAGAATATTAAAGCCGAAGTTAAAGCTGGTAAGCCTAAAAAACAAGCACTTGCTATTGCCCTTAATACTGAGCGTGAATACGCTAAAGGTGCTCGCAAAGCCAAACTAGAAGAAGCCTACGGTAAGTACATCGAAGAAAAATGAGCCGTAAAGATGACATCCGTGCCGCAGTAGAAAAGCACGATAAGCCCATTCCCAAGACCACAGTAGGTAAGGGTAAGAACTATCTACCTGCCGATCAAGGTGCAGGAATGACGGCTAAAGGTAGGGCAGAATACAATGCCAAGAACGGCAGTCATTTACAAGCCCCACAATCAAGCGGATCAAGGCACGATAGTTTCTGTGCTAGATCACAAAGCTGGAACGGGGAACGAGGAAAAGCGGCTAGAACGAGGTGGCATTGTGGCTAAACAGGGACTTTATTATAATATTCACCAAAAGCAGGAACGGATCAAGCACGGTTCAAAAGAACACATGAACAAGGTTGGTAGCAAAAACGCCCCAACCGCCCAAGATTTTAAAGAATCAGCTAAGACTGCCAAGCCACAAAGCAGAAAAGACATGATTCGTCAAAAGATGAAGGATATGTAATGGAACACATGAACCACAAGTACCCTAAAGAAAACGCTTTACTTAGACCGCATAAAGAATCTACTTACGAAAAGAACCTTAGATTGCGTTTAGAGCGTAGAGCCGCTATTGCCAATAAAGTTAAAGACTTGGATAAAGAAGTCAAATAGTAGTAGAATTAACTTATCTTAATCAACCACTTGGTTAAATATGAAAATTCAAGAAGTTGCTGTAAACAAATTGATTCCTTATGCTAAAAACAGCCGTACACACAGCCCTGAACAAGTAGGGCAGATTGCCGCCAGCATTAAAGAGTTTGGCTTTCGCAATCCTATACTGGTAGACGGGGTAGGCATTATTGCAGGGCATGGTAGATTATTGGCCGCCCAAAAGCTAGGTTTAGATCAAGTACCCACTATTGATTGCTCTGATATGACTGAAAGCCAAAAAAAGGCTTATATCATTGCTGACAACAAGCTGGCTATGAATGCAGGGTGGGACACAGCAATGCTATCGATTGAGATGAAAGACTTAGAAGATGAAGGCTTTGACCTTGCATTACTTGGCTTTGACGATAAAGAGTTAGACGCCCTGCTAAATGTAATTGAGGGTACAGATGGCTTAACTGATGAAGATGCTGTGCCTGATGCACCTGAAGAACCAAAAACCAAGATAGGCGATATATATATTCTTGGAAATCATAGACTTATGTGCGGTGATTCTAGTGATGTAAATTGCTTAGATAAATTATTGCAAGGCAATATTCCTAATGGCATTGTTACAGACCCACCTTATGGAATAGGAATTGATGGACAAAAGAAAAGTATTAGTAATAACCCTAAACATAACAGGAAACATCACGAATTTAGAGGATGGGATTCTGAAAGACCTGATGAGGGTATATTTAATTACATAGTGGCATTAAATGTTCCTACTGTAATTTGGGGTGGCAATTATTTTGCAGATTTACTTCCTGCAACTAGAGGGTGGTTATATTGGAGTAAAGGTCAAGATGGTTTAACAATGTCCGATGGTGAATTAGCTTGGACTACTGAAAATAAACCTTTAAGAAGCAAAACAGTTAATAGAAATGCTTTAAAAGGTAGCGTTCATCCAACACAAAAACCTGTTGATATAATTGATTTTTCTATTGAATATTTAAAAGTTCCACAAAAGGGTTCAGTATTAGACTTATTTGGTGGAAGCGGAACAACTTTAATTTGTTGCGAAAAATCAGATAAAAAAGCCTATTTAATGGAACTTGACCCTAAATACTGCGATGTGATTGTTAAGCGTTGGGAAGATTTTACGGGTAAAAAAGCCGTACTTTCGGAGTTATAAAATGGCCCAAGGAAAACAACATATACCGACAGAAGCCACAAAAGAGCAGGTTAAACGCTTGTCTGCGTTGGGTTGCCCTCATGAGGACATAGCTACAAGGCTAAAAATAAGTGCCGACACCTTAGTTAAGTATTACAAGGATGAATTAGACGAAGGTCGTATTGATGCTAATGCCGCAATTGCTGGCACATTGTTTAGTCAAGCTAAAAAGGGTAATACTGCGGCCGCTATCTTTTGGCTTAAAACGCGGGCTAGATGGAAAGAAACCCAAGTCAACGAGGTTACAGGCACTAATGGTGGGGATTTAAGGATAGCTTGGGCAGATGAGTAGCCCTATAAAGCTAAAATACCGCCCTAGAAGCGTTTTTGAGGACTTTCACGACCGTAAGGAGCGGTGGGCAGTAATTGTGGCACACAGGCGTTGTGGCAAGACCGTAGCGTGTATTAACGATCTAATAGTCAAAGCATTACTAGAAAACAAACAACACGCCCAATACGCCTATATTGCCCCTTTTTATTCCCAAGCCAAGTCAGTAGCTTGGAGATATTTGGAACGCTTTTCAGAGCCAGTCTTATCTAAAGCCAACCAATCCGAACTATGGGTTGAATTGATTAACGGGGCTAGGATTAGGCTATTTGGGGCTGATAACCCTGACGCACTTCGTGGGAATTTTTTGGATGGCGTAGTAATGGACGAAATGGCCGATATGAAACCTAGCGTATGGGGTGAAATAATTCGTCCCTTACTTGCAGACCGCCTCGGTTGGGCTACTTTTATTGGTACTCCTAAAGGCCACAACGCTTTTTATGATATTTACAACGAAGCTACAAAAAAGCCTAATTGGTATGTAAAAGTGCTACGGGCAGACCAAACCATGCTTTTGCCCCAATCAGAATTAGATGATGCCAAAGCAACAATGTCTGATAACCAATACGAGCAAGAGTTTTTATGCTCATTTGAAGCCGCCATCCTTGGGGCGTTCTATGGTCAAGAGATGCGTAGAATCACGGACTTAGAGCGTATTACCACGGTTGATTATGACCCTATGTTTCCCTGCCATACCGCTTGGGATTTGGGTTTCAATGACAGTACAAGCATTTGGTGGTTTCAGGTAGTATACGGTGAGATACGGGTGCTAGATCACCATTCATCTAACGGTCAAGCTATACCCTATTACACGGGATTGTTGGCACAAAAAGAAGATGAGTTTGGGTACAAATATGGCTTTCATTACCTGCCACATGACGCTAGAGCAAAAACACTAGCAAGCGGTGGTAAGAGCATAATCGAACAAATTTCTGCAAAAATTGACATAAAACATCTAAAAATTGTTCCAAATCTGTCATTACAAGACGGAATACAAGCAACACGACTTGCATTAACTCGCTGTTGGTTTGATAATAGATGCGAAGAAGGTATCGAATGTTTACGACAATATCAAAGGGAATGGGATGATGATAAAAAATGTTTTAGGGATCGCCCAAAACACGATTTCACCAGTCATTCTTCAGATGCGTTCCGCTATCTTTCAATTGTATGGAAAGATGAGGACAGTCCTATCCTTAAAGATTCAAGAGTTAAAGGACTTCATGTCGGGCAAACGGATGTAACTTTGAACGAAATGTGGAAAGAAACCCCCAAATCAACTGTTAAAAGGATTTAATCATGTCAGGCGTTAATCAACCATTTGGAACATTCTACGAAACCGTAGCCGCATCACAAACTGCTCAAGTATTAGGCACAACAGGGGCGGCAGGTGATACTTTAATGCGTTTAATTGTTACTGTGGGCACAGCCTTAACTGGAACTGTAGCTTTATTAGACAATGCAACTTCTTACACCATCTGTGCCGCAAGCACTCCAATTGGCGTATATACCATTGAAATCAACGCTGTATCAGTAAACGGTGCTTGGAAGATTACTACTGGTGCTGGTGCAACTGTATTGGCTGTAGGCAACTTTACTTAAGGATTCAAAATGGATCACACATACCAAGATTGGTATAACTGCATTGCCCAGTACGAGCGTACATTCAAGGAATGGGAAGGTAGAGCCGACAAGATTGTTAAACGGTATCGTGATGACCAACGCAGTCGCAACAATCCTAATTCAAGGTTTAATATTCTTTGGTCTAATGTACAGACCATAACTCCTGCTGTATTTGCAAGGTTACCAAGACCTGATGTAAGCCGTAGATTCCGCGATAACGACCCTATTGGTCGTGTAGCTTCTATGATGCTAGAACGGGCATTGGAATACGAGATTGAGCATTACGGTGACTACGCTAGTGCTATGAAGCAGACTGTTCAAGACCGCTTACTAGGTGGTCGTGGTACAGCTTGGGTTCGTTACGAGCCACATATTGTCGGTGAAATGGGCGGTGAAGTTGAAGATATGCCTGATGATGGCTTACAAGTTACCGAAGATATTGATGAAGCTGAAACAGAAGGTGGCATCCACCGTGAAAACCAAGAGCGTATCGAATACGAATGTGCTCCTGTAGATTATGTTCATTGGCGTGACTTTGGCTTAACTGTTGCCCGTACTTGGGAAGAAGTAACAGCAGTATGGCGTAAGGTTTACATGGGTAGACCTGCCCTTGTTGAACGCTTTGGTGAAGAACTTGGCGGCAAGATTCCGCTAGATACTAAGCCTGAAACATCCAAGACTTTTAACGAAAAGATGGGCGAAGGTGCATCTGAAGCCGTTGTTTATGAGATTTGGGATAAAACAACTGGTCAAGTTATTTGGCTAAACAAGTCAATGGGTAAGATTCTTGATACCCGTGATGATCCGTTAAAATTGGAAAACTTTTGGCCTTGCCCCAAGCCAATGTTTTCTACCCTGACAACTGACAGCCTAATCCCTGTACCTGACTTTGTTCTCTACCAAGACCAAGCAAGACAGCTAGACACGCTGGCAGACCGTATTGATGGATTTATCCAAGCACTCAAGGTTCGGGGCGTATACGATGCGGCAGAGCCTAGCCTTGCCCGTTTATTCTCTGAAGGTGAGAACAACGCATTGCTACCAGTTAAAAACTACGGTGCATTTAGCGAAAAAGGTGGCATGGCTGGGGCTATTAACCTAGTAGACATCAAGCCAATTGCTGAAGGTTTGCAGATGGCTTATCAAGCTATGGAGCAAGTCAAGGGTCAAATCTACGAGATCATGGGTATTGCTGATATTCAGCGTGGACAGACAGACCCTAACGAAACTCTTGGTGCTCAGATCATTAAGTCGAACAACGCATCGGGTCGTTTAAAGACTATGCAACACGATGTAGTGAACTTTGCTACAGCCCTATTGCAGATCAAAGCACAGATTATTTGCCAGCATTTTACCGATGACACCATCGTTAAGATCAGCGGTGCAATGCAATTATCCCCACAAGATCAAGCACTTATACCGCAAGCCCTTGCACTCCTGAAGAACGAACCAGCCAAGAACTTCCGTATCGAAGTCACTAGCGATTCAATGATTTATCAGGATGAACAACAAGAAAAGCAAGACCGTGTTGAGTTCCTATCCGCTGTAAGTAGCTTTATGCAAACTGCACTACCAGCCGCCACACAAGCACCTGAACTTACTCCATTGCTTATGGAGATGCTCAAATTTGGTGTAACAGCGTTTAAAGCTGGTAAGGGTATGGAAGGATTGATTGACGAAACAGCTGATAAGTTCCGTCAGCAAGCTAAAGCAATGGAAGGCCAACCTAAGCCACCTAGCCTTGAAATGCAGAAGCTACAGATGCAACAGCAGATGGAACAAGCTAAGATGCAAGCCCAATCTCAGGCTAAACAAGCTGAAATGCAAGCACAGATGCAGATGGAACAGCAAAAAATGCAGATGCAGATGGAACTTGAGAAAGCCAAGCAAGAGTATCAAGCCCAAGAGAACCAGCTTAAATTCCAACTAGAAGAACAGCGTAATATGATGGATCGTGAGATGGAAATGAAGGTTGCTCAGATGAGAATGAATACTGAACGCAATACTCAGGTCTTACTTGCCCACATTAACAACGGGGCTAAGATTGAGGTAGCCCGTATTGGTGCTGATGAATCTACTGGTGAACAGGCTTACTTTACTGAGCAGGATATGGCGGCATCAATGGAACACCCATTAAAACCTATTGCAGACGCTATTGGTCAGAGCAACCAACAGATGACATTAGCTTTATCTGAACTGGTAAATACCATTAACGAAAACCACAATAGACCTAAACAAGTGGTACGGGGACAAGACGGTAAGATAATCGGAGTTCAATAACATGGCTATTACAGTCAAGCATAAGTTTGTAAGTGCCATTCCTGACGCTGGTGATCCAACGATTGTCCAGCCGTCTAATTGGAACGATTCTCATGATTTAACTGGTACTGTTCCTGTAGCTAATGGCGGTACAGGTGCGGCAACCCTTACTGGTTATGTAAAGGGTAATGGCACGGCTAATATGACAGCCGCATCAACCATTCCTAATACCGATGTAACAGGCTTGGGAACAATGTCTACCCAAAACAGTAACAACATTTCTGTTACTGGTGGATCAATTAGTGGAACAACAGTATCAGGGTATATACCAACAACTGAAAAAGCGGCCGCACTTGGTGTAGCTACGCTAGATGCTGGTGGCACAGTACCGCTTTCACAAATACCTGCAAGTATTCAGGGGGGAGTTAGCTATCAAGGCACATGGAACGCATCGACTAACACGCCTACGCTTTCTAATGGCGTTGGTACTAAGGGTTATTACTATGTTGTCAGCGTGGCTGGCAGTACTAATCTTGATGGCAT